TGCAAGGCTACTGGTGTCTATGTTGCTTTCTGCAAATGACAAAGGTCTGTTTGCAAAATTTATCTGTAAATTTTCCAAAAATAAGACAGGTGATCCTGAGGAATCTTCTGCACTGGCTGAATCTCCTGTGCCTTGCGTCAATGTGAATTTGAAAAATCTTGCATTGATGGCATTCACAGTGGATCCTGGTGTGATTGTTGTGGTAGTTGGTGAATCTATCTCACCGCCTGATGAATCCACAGTGTCTCCACTCTGCACCGTAATGGTAACAGGTGCACCAGATTCAAAAGTTATTATTGGCAAATGATTTGCCTTAAAACCTGTGTCCAAAATATCACTTGTGAAAAACAATTGACTGCCAGGTGTGCCTTGCCAACTTGTTGTACTTGCCCAAGATGTAAGATCCTGCCATTGTTCAACAGAACCACCTATCAATCTGTTTTGTGTTGTGTCAAAATATCCGTTATTGCTACTCATCTATCGCTCCTATGGAAATCCTGTGTTGTTGCCTGAGAAACCATGTGTGTCTTGCACATAATTTAGGAATCCTTCCAGACCATCGTCTTTAAGTTTCTTGCCTTGCAGTGTATATTCAAAACCTCCTGTTGGCATAGTAGTACCAGAAAAATCTCCACCAATTCTAAATTCTTCTTCAGGGCCAGGACCTGTTCTTATGCCTCTTGCAAAAACAACCAATCCTTTTACCAAAGGCAATCTTACTATACCTGCATTGCTTTGGAATACCCTAGTAAAAACTGTGCCTTGATTGGTTCCCTGTATTTCCACAGATGGATTCATACGGGCAAAAGATAGATTGATTGCTTCAAAAAATAAGCCAGTTAATCCGCCATGTCTTTGACCAAATTCAATACGCATTGCATTCACTGAAGATTCCGCTGGTAAGTTTAAAAGTATTTCTAACACATTACATCTAGGTCCGTTATTAGATGCATCTCTTAAAATTGCAACTTTGTCACTACCCCCTTGTTGCACTTTCCAACAGAAACCATTTTCCAAAATGCCTGCTCCGCCATCAACTCTTTTTACAAGTGGACAAGTTGGTGGAAAGGTTGTGTTGGATTGTACCAACGTCTTACCTGAAAAATTGAAATTGGTTGCTGGATTTGCCGCCAATTGAACAAATGGTGCATGAAAAGCCGTCAATGAAGGCTTCTTGATTGGTTCATAAGGTGGCGGTGGTGTTGGAGTTGGTGTAGGTCCCGCTGAATCTTCTGGTGCAGGTCCTGGTGGCAAGATACCTTTTGGTGGATCGCTCACAGGTCTCTGTAATGGTCTACCTGAATAATAATCTGGTAAGAACACTGATGGTGGTATCTCCACTTGTGGCTGTGTCACATAAGGATAGTGTGTGGCTGTGTGTTCAACACCTTCTATCTGTATCAATCCATCGTTGGTAAGTTTCATATCAACCACTCTAAATGTTCTGTCTGATAGATCCAAAATATCTTCTGTTATTCTTATGATGTCACCTGGTTCCACATCCATTAATTCTTGTGTGCCTGTAAAACTTATGGTTCTTTGTGCTCTTGATTTGTCATAAATCATTCTGGCTAAATCTTCAGCCATATATTTGCAAGTTATTGTAGGGAAAGTGAATTCGCCTGTCAATTCTTCGTCGTCATCAATTGCTTGATCGCCCGCTGTGCTGAATACTGCCTGTTGGCTGGTAAATTCAAGATCAGGATCCACATAGTTAACAAACACTTGGTTAAATTTAGTTTGTTTGGTTTCACCACCTAATGCAATCTCTCCTGTGATAAAGAAATTACTCACATCAAACGCAACATTGATTGTGCTGGATGTGATGTCTGTGTCATTACCACCATCTTCAACTTTTAATTTGTATCTACCATCTATAAAAGGCATAATGCTTCTACAACCACCCACCAATGTTTTTACATTGTCAATTAACTTTTGTTCTGGACTCAATACAGCATTACAAGTCAATGCAAAACTCTGGTGTGCGGAGTTTGAATCGTATGTCACTATCTGATTAAATTTTGTTGCCGCTATTCTAAAACTTTCTGTGTGTATTTGTTCTTTTTTCAATCCTAATCCATATCTTGGATTCATCATGTAATCCAATAGACAGTTTGCAGGATTCGTTGCAGGTCTATTTGTAGACAGTTGATGATATGATTTGGTTAAATCAGCATAATCGTTTGGCAAGTCCACAGTGTTTTCTGCAACACTTGAAACATCAAAAACTTCTTTGCCAAACACATCAAATTGTATCTGTGGCACACCGCCTTGGAATGGTTGTGCATCAATCTCAGCCTGTGTGCTGTTTTTCCATTCAAATCTAAATGCCGCATAGGCAACACCAGGCATCTTTCTTATTTTGCCTGTCTGATTCCATGATGGAGATTCGTTAGCCAATGTGCTTTGTACCTGATCCTCCTTACCATTGAATATTTGAAACTTCACTCTGTTGGCATATCTACCTGTTGTGGTTGTGACCACTGCACCATGTGTATAAGTTTGCGAAGTGCCTGGATGTGGCAACAATTCATTGTCGTCTATCTTAATTCTGTGTACACCTGCAATTTCTCCTTCACATATGGCATATACCACATGAAGAAACTGATTGCTGGATCCATCTGTCTCCACATGGACAATCGTACCACCAACACGTCTAAAACCATAAACAATAGGTATGCCTATGTTTGTGCCTGATTTGGTAATTTTTACACCTTGTGCAAGAGCGTCTGCAGAAACATCAGGTGTTTCAATATTAAAAGGCTTGATTACAAAACTGAAAGCATCGCCCACAAAACCAACGATACTTTTTACGATTTTTTTGAAACCTCGTATAATTTTTTTAAATGGATTTTTTACTTTACCGCCCATTATAACTCCTTAACAAACCAATTGCCGCACCACTTCATGCCTTTGCTTTCAAAATATTTACTTGCACGATCAACATAATGTTCATCTACATTGTATTCATTATCAAACAAAAAAACATTGGTAAGCATCAATTCAACGTCATTGTCTCTAAAATAATCTTCAATCTGATCTAAAAATTTGTGTGTGCTGATCTTTTTTCTGTAATCTGGATGTATGAAAAACATTTCAATATTTCCTGTGCGTGTTCTGTTCCAAGTAAGTTCTGCCAAGGCAATCACAGCATAACCAACCACTTTGTCGTCTCTAACATACATCAAAATGTTGCTGGTATTTTCAATCAATCTTTCTTTTGTGAGTTGCATTGCAGTATCCACGTCAAATTTTAATTTGTCATTTTTTATTTCTGCTTCATCTACCTGTGCTTGATAGATTGTTCTTAATTTATTGAAATCGTTTGTGGTTGCTTGTTTTAACATTATTTGATTCCCCATTTAATTTCTGCCAATGTTTCATGTGCAAACTCCATGCTGTCATCTGTTGGATGTTCTCTATGAAAATTTGTTTGATTTGTTCGTCTACCATTTTTTCTGTTAAAATTTACAAATTGACTGCTGACCTGCAGTGTGATATCTGCTGTGGTTTGTTTGTTGTTTACCTGATAACCTGCAACTTTGCCTTTAAACAACAAGAAAGCATTTTCACCTGCAGAATCACCAAACAACTGATTGGTTGCTGGATCTATGAATCCACGATGAATTGAAACAGGTTTGTTTATGATGTTTGATGTGGCAAAATTTTGCACATTTGCCAATGTTAATGCACTGATTTGAATAGTGACAGAACTAATCTGTACAGCACTGTTCAATTGTGTTTCACTTACAGCAACAAATTCACCTTGTGCTGAATAGGTATTGCTTTTATACACAAGGTCATAAGGATTGTTGGTGTATCTTACAATGGTACCATCTCCCTGTTGTAATTCTAACAACAATACACTGATAAAAGTGTTGCCTGATAGATAGGTGTTTAGTGCATCACTAAATTCACGAGGCATTAGATTACCTCCTCAACATCCATCCTATAATTCACAGTGCCATCAACATTGTATTGATAGGCTTGTATATCGCTGGACATTATTACTTTGAAAGGCACAGCATTATAAGTGACTGCTGTTGAATTTGGCACATTAGATGTCAATGCAGGTTCAAAGTCCACATTGAAACCTGCAGAGTCCAGTGTTGCATCTGCCACTGCCATATAGACTTTGCTGTGATTGGCAAATTTAAACACATCACCCATTTGTAAAGCAGTACCACTTGTTGTACCAGCATCGTTGCTTAATGACACTCTTGATTCACCTTGTGTGTGTTCTCTGTCTGCCACTGTGACTGTGCCCAGACTTGCTGTGGCTGTTCTAAAACTTATTTCTGGTATTTCAATTGTAAAATCGTTCACACTTGCTTTTGCTTTGGCAATAAATCCTTGTATCTGTTTGAAATCTGCCACAGTGATGTTTCTTAATTCAAGTGTGCCTTTCCATAAGGTTGTTGCCGCAGTGCTTCTAATAATTCTACCTGATGCAGTTTTTGTTATTGCAACTTCATTCTGTTGTGAGAATCTAACTGCTCTAAAACCAATATTATTCACATTGGATAAAATGCTTGAACTGCCGTTGAATGCTCCTATGCTTGTCATTATGATGTTATCCCTTCTCTTCCTTGTCTATTCATTGCTTCATTGATTACACCAACAATGGTTGATCTTCTTTCAATCAATAAATCATCAAATCCTGTTGCGTCTATGGTTTCAATGTTAAAATTAACTGTGACTGCACCACCCATCATTGTTCCACCGCCACCTGATTGCAGTGCTTGATTACTAATTATTTCTCCTGAACTTGGTGGCACAAATAGTTCTGGTCCTCTTTCACCAACAACTATAGGTTGTCCACCTCTCACTGGTCCACCTGACGCAAAGCCTGGTATACCACCGCCTCCAAACAATGCAAGTACGGCTCTTAAACCAATTTCTTTTTTCAATTCGCTGTTTATTTCTTTTTGTCTTTTGAAAACTTTTCTTAAAAATTCTTCTAATGGTTCCAACACAAATATTGTGATACCTAAGTTTATAAATCCTTGTATTAATGATTTTATTGTGGCATTTACAATTTCACCCAATGCATCATTCAAACTTTTTGTACCCATTAGCACATCAGTCAATGCCGTTGATGCTGTATTTCTAAATGCTTCAAATCCACCAGCCACTGCATCAATAGATCCTTTCACAAGATCCGCACCTTCTGTGACTTTTTCCAATGCACCAATTAATAAATCGTTGGACATTGCTTTGTTCATTGCAAACAATTTCTTTGTGTTTTCTTCTAATAATTTTTTTAGATCTGCTTTTTCCTTTGCCGCGGCTTTGTCTGCTTCTGCTTGTAAAAATGCTTCTCTGTTTGCTTTTGCGATTGCATCGCTGTTATCATCATAAGCCGCTGTTGACTCTTTTACTGCTTCTGTGTTTTTCTTACTGCTGTCTGTTGCACCATCCACAGCATGACTGAAATCGTCATACATAGGTGCGTTTGCATCCACCTTGTTAAATTCTGTGTCTAGTAATCCTAGTCTTTCTTTTAATTCTCTAATTTTTCTGTTTACTGAATCAACAATTAAAATTAATCCTGTTATGCCTTTTACAACTTTTCTTGAAGCAAGGAAAACTAATCCTAACACTGCTTCTACTTCAGCAAGATTCTCTCTTAAAAATTTAAAGGCATCAACTGCTTTTCTAATACCCTCTGCAAGACTTTCACCAATTGTTTTTGAAAATTCTTCTATGGTTTCTTCGTTCTCATTCAATACATCATTCAAGTCACCAAATTGTATCTTAAGTTCTTCAAAGAATCCATCTGATATGGCTTTCTGCACCTTGAACAATTTATCTTGAAGCATTGATATTGTACCAGTAAGTGTGTTGGCAAATTCATCTGTGGCATTTCCAAATTGTCCACCCTTACCAAACACTCTTTGGAATGCTTCTCGTGTTTCTTCAACACTTACCTTGGCACCTTCCTTGAATCCTAATAGTGCCCTTACACCTCTTTCTCTAAAGATGTCTGCTGAAGCAATACCACCTGCAAATGCTCTCTGTATCTGTTCTGAAGTTGTTCTGAAATCAAGTCCTGTCACCGCCGCAACATTACCCACAAGTTCTAAGTTTGTGGATAATTCGTCTGCGTTTTCAGAAATAACAGCAAGGTTACCTGCACCCTGTTGTATCTCTTCAAGTGTGAAAGGAACTTTAGCGGCAAAGTTTACCAAGTTGTCAAATGCTTTTGCACCTTCCTCAGCCGTGCCAAATAAGAACTTGAATCTTAATCCTAGTTCTTCTACTTGTTGACCAACATTGACAACACTCTTAACAATCCTAGCCGCTCCAAAGGCACCAAGAGCCGCAACAGCACCTTTTGCCAATGTGCTAGTCTTCATTAGACTAGAGTTTATATTGACAACTCCTGCTTTTGTTCTTTTTAGTGCCGCGGATGTTTTATCTACGACGACCAGTTCTATGTTTATTCGTTCCGCCACTCTTCATTACCTTCTGTTGTTCGTCATGCTCTAATTTAAAATACGCACTCCAAAGTTGTATTTCCAGGATGCTAAACTGCATAACTTCTTGTATTGACTTGCCTAATTCTTTGGCAATACGCATCAACACAAATAGTTCAACATCCTCTTTTAGTTTTTTGCAACTTCATCCACAGTTCTGTATTCAGTAGTTGCCTTGTTGATTGCACTTGCTATCTTTATTAACACAGCAGGATCAACATCATGCATCAGTGTCTGTTTGTCAAACTCTGTGAACATTCTTTTGCCTTCTGGTGTTAATGCTTTTTGCAAAATACTTTCAACCAATGCTTCTGCCACTTTGCCTTCTTGTTGCAGTTGCATTATTTTTGATTCTGTTGCAAAGGAATAAGTGCCTTTGTAATAGACATCTTGTTTCCATTCTTCAACCGCGACCTTGTGAAGTTCACCGTTGAGTTTGTTTTTGAAATGCTCTTTGGCATTCTTTAGTATATTACTCATTTTAGTTTTCTCCTATTTTTAACACTGTTCACCGTAGGTCGTAATATGCCCCTAGGTGCCTGTGTTGATCGCCCTCGTTCTAATGTGCCAATGTAAGGAACACGATTGATAACG